CATCAATCGCAATGGTGGATTCTATCAGCACCGTAAACCAGTAGCATACAAACCAAATATAGTTTCTGAGGTTATATTAATTTTCCAAAAACCAGGAAATTTCTTAATTGATAAAATCCTAAAATCTCAAAAAAATGAAATAGTTGAAAAGTCAAAAGTCACCGACGCATACGAGCGTAGTAACGTGTGGAATATACACCCAGAGACAAACTCTGATCATCCTGCACCATACCCTAAAGAGTTGAGTGACAAACTCATTCAATACTATAGTTTTGTTGATGACTTAGTTCTAGATCCATTCATGGGAAGTGGAACAACTGCAATATCATGTAAAGATTACAATCGTCATTTTTTAGGTATAGAATTGCATGAAGAATATGTCCAGAAAAGTATCAATAGACTCAAGAAATTTCAACCACTAAATAACTTTTTAACATGAAAGATTTGATATTATATGGTGATTGTAAAGACACACTTAAGCAGTTTAAATGTAAAGCAAGAACATGTATTACATCCCCACCTTATTACGGACTTCGCAATTATGGCGATGAAAGTAAACAAATAGGACTTGAAGATACACCTGAAGAGTATATTCAAAACCTTGTAGATGTGTTTAGAGAAGTAAGAAATGTACTTACTGATGATGGTACATTGTGGTTAAACATTGGTGACAGTTATTATAACTATAGACCTGGTAAAGGTCAGGGATTAGTTAAACAAACTGTTAGCAATACTAACCAAGATTTACCTAGCAAATGTGCAAGACGAGGTAACAAACTAGAAGGATTAAAAGAAAAGGATCTAATTGGTATACCTTGGATGTTGGCATTTGCACTGAGAGCAGACGGTTGGTATCTTAGACAAGATATTATATGGCATAAACCAAATCCAATGCCTGAATCAGTTAAGGATAGATGTACTAAATCACATGAGTATATCTTTCTATTGAGTAAGAACAGAAACTATTATTATGATCACGAAGCAATTAAAGAACAGGCAGTAGGTGAGCGTTGGGGTGGCAACAAACCTATCAACATGGATAATACTAAGGACACTAACAATCAATTCAGTGGTCTTACAAGACCTCGTAAGATGGTCTATGATAAAAGGAATAAGAGATCAGTATGGAAAGTAGCATGTAAACCTTATAAAGGTGCTCACTTTGCAGTCTATCCACCTGAACTAATAGAACCTTGTATCCTAGCAGGATCAGAGGTCGGTGACGTAGTATTAGACCCATTTATGGGTTCAGGAACTACAGCAATGGTTGCTAAGAAGTATAGTAGATCATATATTGGATGTGAACTCAACAAGGACTATGCCAGTTTACAAACTGACCGTATTTCTACCATTCCGAACAAACTTCCGTTATACTAAGTATAGTTCAGTCAAATTACTATGACATTCCAACTCGGATCAACAACTTTTCACTCTCGCTCTGATGTTGAATCAGATGCACGTTTACTTGTATTAGATGCATTAGAGAACGAATGTAACAATGGTAACGAACTGTTATCATTATTAGAGGGATTCTTTAAGTACACTGATGTGTATATTGGTACTGATACCGATGGTTCAAATAACTACATCTTCTCAGGAAGCAACGGTTAATGTCAATAATAGTGGACACTTTAATTAGTGTCCACTAATTTCCCATCTCATTCCAATTTGACCTATAATAACAAAGTACTCAACAAAAGGAGCAATTCCAATGACTACCAAACTCAAAGAATACAGAGTGGTTGCATCAAGAGTAACAAACTATATTGCCTATGTTGAAGCAGCAGATGAAGGGGAAGCAGAATTCCTCGCATTAAATGACAGTACCGATTGGGAATTACTTGATGATGATGACTATGAGGTCTATGAAGTGGAGGAAGTAGAATGAATAGTTTTATATCAAATGTAGATGGTGCAGTCATTGAATACTATCATAATAATGATGGCACACTATCATACAAGTTAGAAGGAACAGATTGGCAAGATTTTGTAAAGGAAGATAGAAGACCATATTCAGATCAAGAATACAACGAATTCCTACACATCTTGGAGAACAACTAATGAAACTTGTTACTTATTCATTCCGTATCGTTGCTGAAGATGGTGACGAACCAAATCCAGTTCATTTATGTGAAGAAATACAGGCATATTTGAACAGTAATTTACATTACTATGATGAAGAAGATCATAGAAATGCTGAGGTTGTAGGTTATCATGTACAGCAAGATAATTATGTAACATTTCAGGCACAGGAGGAATATTGATGATTAGTCCATCTCAATACGAACAGTTTCACGAGTGGTTAAATCAATGTCCCACTGAAATACTACAATACATTGATAATACTGACAACATAGTTGTTACCATTGCTCAACCATCTTATGAGGAGGAAAACAAATGACTTATTATGATAAACTCAAGGTCATTCTTTGGAATACTAAACTAACTCATAGTGAGAGAGTCCAAAAGATTAAAGAACTTAAGGAGGAAACCAATGTTTAAGGACTTCACAAATGACATTGCATATTGCATCCAATACTTAGGATGTAATCACGAACAAACTGATGAATTAATCGGTTGTGCTGATAATATGGGTGTAAGTGTACAATATTTTTGTGAAGAGTTTATATTTACTGGAGAGAACATAGCAAATTATCATAATGATGAGTATTTAAGTATTGATGAGTTCAATACTATTCATGGTATCTATTTTGAGGAGGTTGAGTAATGTCTAAAGTTAAACACTACAACACACGATTATCACATGATAAATTAGATTTTTTATCTGATGTATTAGGTGACTTCTGTGAACAACAAGAACTACCATTTATGTCAGCAGATGACATTTTATATGGTGATTTAAGAGATAGTTTAACAGCATACTCTCGAAATTGGTTAGAAAAGTATATTCAAGTATGGGATATTATACAAGAAGAGGAGGTAAATTAATCATGTATTCATCTGAATTCTTTGGCAGACTCTTCTGGGTTGATGATGATCTTGAATTTAGATCATGCCCACAATATACTGATGGCACAGGCGATTTTGATAACGCTGATTATGTGTCAGAGTGGTGTGACTGGGAAGGAGTAAACTTTGACTTACTCTTTAACATTCACAAGACATGCTTAAATACTAAGCAAAACTATCACAATTCCATATCATTACAAGGTGCTTAACATGCATAGTCATCAAATTAAAGTTAATAGATTCACTAGATCTGGGAATCATGGTAAAGGAATACAATGCCCCAAATGTAATGAATGTTTTAATGTGTACCATTTCGCATGGTCAGCACTAACATGTCAGTCATGTAACACAAGTATTGACAAGTATGACTGGTGGTTGGTATGATAGATACTTATAGTGCATGGAGGTTAGCATGAACATTTTAGATTGGATTTATCGTGCTATTACGACCATCAATGTTGGTACTCACAAAGGTGAGGACATTGAGGATGGTACATATACTCGGTATGCAAATCCAAATGCAACTCAGAGTGAGTTTGATGGTAAGAAGATCATTTACCACAATAAGAGGGATCATGCCAGTATATAGAGACTATGAAATTAGAATCAATCTAAATGAATTGATTGAAAAGAGAATACCCACTTGTAACCTATTACATAAGGATCATTGCTTCACTGAAGCACAAGTTGCTGAGATAGCACATGATATTAATATGGAATTAGATTTACATCCAATATTCCATCAAGTTGATGAACATATTATGAACTATGTAAAAGCAGCAGGTATTGATAATACTGAACACTGGGTTGAACCACATTTACCTGACCTTGAGGATTAAACATGGCAGTATATAATAATGTACAGATCACCATTGATCTAAATGAATTGGTTGAAACAAGATGTGAATTTCTATTTAAAGATGAGAAAGACTCATCTATAACACCTAATCAAATAGATTATATCGCTGAAAGATTAAGAACTACATTAACATGGGATACATTATATCACATGGTAGATAGTTCTATATTAGAATTCTTTGACTGTCACGAACATCCTGAGATCTGGGATCCGCATTATGGTGAGATTGCAGGTAATGAACCAGCAAAGTCATTTGAGGAAGCACAGAAGCGATTTAAACGTGATTTCACGATGATTACCATTAAGAATAGTGCATGGGAGTTAGAAGTGCCTATTCGTAAGGACAGATTACAAAGTGTCACAAAGGATGATGCAGAGGATCAAAAAAATGGTATTATATAAATGTTGAGGGATATGTGGTTCCTACGCCCCAAACCTACCAACTAGACTGACCGACCTGTTACTCAATCCCCCTAGTTTACTAGGTTTTTAATTATGAGATTATGGTTTCAGGCAGAAGCAGTCACATGACGTTGGTAGACACCTATTACTGCACAGACAGATGGTTGAGCATAGTGTGGGCAAAGATCTATGGTTGTCTCTGTTCAGCAGAGAAATTACGTCTTGTTAGACCTACTAAGATGTGCAAGTGGTGGGGGTTCAGGTGTAAGCGATTCCCGTAGGGTAAATTTGGGCATATAGGTGAAACCTATGTTGATGCCCCACTCTCTCAACATTTTACATAGTGTGGCGTACATCAATGATTCGCTCTTATTGTTATAAGTCCACACTTTTTTCACTATACCATAAGGAGTTCAAACATGCCATCCGCAGTTAAAACAAGGACACAAGAAGCGGTAGAGCAATATACACAAGAACTATGCAGAGCATTAGAGGAAGACTATAAACAGTCTCATCTAAGATCAATGGAGCGTATGCACCTTGAGAGTGCTTCAGAGTACACAAGAAATGAAATTGAAGCAACCAATAATGGCACTGCTAACCTTATGAAGTTTAAGGTCTATAATGGTAGAAAGTATTATAAGATTGTATCACAAGAGTATGATACATTCAGAGATAGAAATGAGTATCGTGATGGAAGTGTTAATGCATTTGTAGATAAGAAGACTGGTGACGTATATAAACCAGCAGGTTGGGCAAAACCAGCACAGCATGTAAGATATAATTTATTAGATGAGAGATCAAGATCTGAGTGTCTTGGTCGTGCAGACTGGGCAGGTGGATACTTATACATGTATCCACATGGTTGACAATCATATCTAAATACGCTAAACTATTAAATGTAACCTCTTTTATTCATGTCTAAAAATCTATTCCACGAATACATCTCGGAGTTCATAGATTTCCGCTTTGACTACGCAGATGGTGATGCAGTAGTCCGTCCAGTACCAAAAGCAGGATTGGATGATGAAGGTGTTAAGAAGTACTGGAGACTATTCTCTAGGTATCCCAACGATTTTGCAGCATCCGCAGTGAAAGCGTTACCTAAAGATGTAGAGTTCGTATCCTACGATCATCTAAATAATGTATTCCAGTTGAGAGCAAAATGAACTCATTTGACCTAGATGACAACGAAAGTTTCCGCATATCTCACCGCAGGGATGAGATATGTGAGGGTGTCGTAAGTCGTCTATTGACGCTGTTTGCGGAGGAAAGACATGACGATGCACTCTGTTTATGTCAAGAATACCACGAATGGATGGAAGAAACTATGCTACATAAGGAGCAGACATTCTTCTATAATGAGGATGAACTCAAAGAATTATTCCATTCCCTTGAACGATAAAATGAGGGAAGATCTTAAAAACTTAATACTAGACTACATTAACGCAAAGAACAAAGGTCAAGACAAGGAAGCAGAGAGACTACTTGAAGAGATCAACATTCTACGCATGGAGCAGAAAACTTAATGGCACGCACTCAAAAGAGTTTGGATGCTAATCTAAAGAAACTAACTACACGCAGAAAGAAATGGGAGAATGATCCCTATAATCCTGATGTGATTAGTACTCATCCTGATGCACCTAAGTGTCCAGCATCACGTAAATTAGAACTGTTTCCACATGGGAGCACATTTAAGATACGTTTCGATGATAAAAGAAAGAAAGATCCATTGCCAGTAGCATGGTTCAGATATTATTATGATGCATGTGAGCACATAATAAAATATAACCTTAAACCCCAACATTATTCATTAAAAATTAGGAGTGACAAATGCCTTTAGTTATTATTATACTTGGTTCAACATCAATCGGTGTTGCTCTTGCATTGTACATAATCAGAAAGTATGATCCACATGTATGATACAATAAAAAAGCACCCCTTACGAGGTGCTTATGACAGTATTTAATTTGGATTCATTGAAGTATGTCCTTACAGATTTGTTTACTCGTATGGTCTTGCTCGCTCGCTATCATACAATCATAGTAATCATTAAGTCTCGTGGTATTGTCATCTCTTGTATTTGATGCATGTAATGAATGATTCCATCCTCTTAGTTGATTTTGCGATACGATGTTATGCATAAGACCTCTCTTTGAATTGAACTCATAATGTAGTAGATTTGGTTACATTGCCCTCGATTGAATACATAATTATTTATATGAATTAACCCCATTTTAACACATATATTAACTATGCATAATTACTCAAATTTAACTGACCTAAAGCATTGTGATATGAACACTGATGAAGGTGAGATCATATCCGAACTATTAACATTAACAGCATTATTAAATGGTAACATGACTAGACTAGAAACAAGCAATTCAACTGGACGAATAAGTAAGAAGATCGTTATTGAATATGATATCAAGCAAAGAGATTAAAGATCATCTTAAATACTTGCAACGATTAAAACATGACCTGAAATATGGTTATAAAACACCCTTAAGAAAGAGAGATAAACTACACAATGATAATATTCATAATAGGATACGTGATAATGGTTCTAAATGAAGGATTTGTTATGATGAGACATGTATCACCTCTATTCGCACAAATAAGACAAGAACTGATTAAAGACTTTGGTAGTAGATGGCAACAAATCCATAGTACATTAGATTGGTTATGGATAGTATTAATAGGAATAGGGTTGTGGATAAGTGTAGGTCATAGGGTTGTGGAATTGTGGTCACTTGGAGTGTTTTGGGTAGGTGCATTGTGTTTAATATATGTACCAAAGTGGTTGAGAGAGAAGGCAGGATAACTATTGAGAAATGTTCTCAGGATACTATCCTATAGTAACCATCCGCACATTGGTATGACTAGGGTTTTCCACAGTGGTTGTGGATAACTCTGAATCATTTAGAAATGGTTAAAAAAATATAGGTAACGTGCTCTCTTCTTGTTGTCTTAGCGTGCCACCTACCGAAAGTCAAGGAGTAGTGTGACAGTTCTCAAAGTGGCACAGAAACCCACCAAATCCCTCTGAGGAGGAGTATAATAAAGTCATAAATCCAAAAAACTCGGAAATCTCACTTTTTAAGTTTTTCAACATTTTAAAAAGTTTGTATTTTTGACTTTTTGAGTTTTTTAAGTTTTAAATCTTTTCTATTTTCTTTAAAATGGTCAAAATCACTGGCATATTCGATGATTTAAACTCATCCGCCGTAAAAACAGTTAAATTCACTGAAAATACTGTTATAATCACATATAACAGTAATATAAACAAAGAATACGAATTTAATTGTGAAAATGTATTAGAATTTACACAATCATTCCTTAATTGTATATCAAACAAGGAAAGTGTAGGGAAATTATTACATAAAAGCATCAAATCTGGTGCTCTCACTGAAAATAAATAATACAACTGTTCATTTCATACCAATGACTAAACCTACTAAGTTAGATCATAGTAAGTACAATCAAATAGATGAAGATATAGAGGATTATGGATATAATATTAAGAACGTCAAGAGATCAGGTAAAAAAAAGGTAACACGTTTTAAGGAATATAAGAGTTGGGAGGAGGACAGTTATTAAAGTGGCACAAGGCAGGTAGAAAAGGTAAGGTGATCGTATATAATAGATATGGTTGAGCAGCAGTGGATAAGAGAGAGGTAGACCAGTTCACAAACTGTCCACTTTTCTCCCCACTGTTGCCAATCTCGTCTATAATAAGTACATGTCAAACAAAGTTCCCAACATGATCACTCTAGAACTCACAATCGAAGAAGCACAAGCATACGTTGCCTCTTTGGATCGTGCTCTTGACAACCCTTTCATACAGGATGACGATGAGTGCCAAAACCTTTGGACATTAAATGCCAAATTGGACGCATCAATAGAAGCATCACTAGACCCTGTGGTTTAGTGATGTTTTTCCACACCCTGTTGAAAACTTTTATTAACCTATTCTTTCTTACATTCATGCGTAAACTTGAAAAGCAAATGAACTTCGCAGTTAGCAACAAAGGCAACTGGTCTGGATCTAACACCGATGTTCATTACAATGAGAATACAAATTGCAGTTCAGTTTATTTACATGGTCATAACATTGCTACGTATGACCATAACACACGTGCATTAAAGATATCATCATGCGGATGGGAGACTGTGACTACTAAGTCCAGACTAAATGCATTACTTGATGAAGTCAAATACGGTGCAGGTGTGTTTCAAAAGCAATTTGAATGGTTCGTAAGTTTCAGAGGTAAAATTGTACCATTCTTTGATGGTATGATATTACATAACTCAGAAACTCTCGAAGTTGCATAAACTTAAGAAACGCACTTTTTGAGTTTTTTGATATTCTCAGAAAGTGCGTTTTTTTGTTTTTATAAAAACTTAAGATTTAACAGAGCGTGTTTAACACATGCTGTGTTATAATTAATACTAACCTCGCTCTAATCTATTATGGAAAATGTTAACAAGAACAAACAGTTTTTCATTAATGAATTAAATGAACAAAGAGAAGAGTTAATTAATACGTATGGTGAAGACATAGGTATAAAGAATTGGGTTGATCAAGACTACTATGACGGAGAGTACTATATTACACCAAGTTACAGGTGATATCAACCGAAGGTGTGCCACCTGTCAAACTGTCTGAGGTCAGCTGACCTGTGCTCGCCATATGGTATAATATTACTATGTCTAATTCAAACTCTATGAACGCTGCCCAACTTGATGCCATCGCTGAACAGTATTCCGAAATCGTTGCAGATGGTATGGATTGGAAGACCATGTACCAATATGTTTATGATACGCTTTGCGATTATCATCAAGGTTTGGGATACCATGACCTTAGAGAACATATTGAAACATATGATGAAGAGTTATGGAAAGATCTTTGTGACAATGTTAAAGATGTCAAAGCATGGACACCCGATGACAAAGGGGTTACAACTTACTCAATGAAACCAGGTGAAACATTATCATTTCCAGTTCACAAGTCAGCTGCCGAAGACAGTTGAGAAACTGGCACACATTTTTCCTATTTGGGTCTGTTGTGTGTGTATAATGAGTATATGAATGATTCAATTTTAAATGAGTTCTATCCCCAACTCACTCAAAAGGGATACACGTCTCGTGAAATCCATGAAAGCATGGAAGCAGCGATCTCTCAAGAGGTCCCTGCTGCGTTCAAAGATCGCTACTCAAATTACGAAGAGTACAGAGATGCTCTTCACGATTACATGAACGGTCTCTAAGACCGTTCTTTTTTTGGGCATGAAAATACCCCTCTTTCGAGGGGTGATATTTTTTAAAGTGCTTCGGCAATCGCAGTGTCTAGAGCGAGGGAGTATAGTGCCTGTTCATCCAATTCGGTTAGGTCTCTGAAAAACTCTTGAACCCAACCGTCAAAGATGTCTTCGGCACGTGATTCAACGAAGTCTTGGTTGTAGGGCATGAAATGAAGTGAATTGCTTTACTCTTTAATAATACATGAAAAAAGCACCCTGTGGGGTGCTTGTGTGCAACTTTCTAAACTGTCCACTGCTTAACTTGATTTACGAGTTGAGCGTGATAGGGAGTGATGAAATCGAAACCCTTGCGAAAGTCCTTAACTAATTCTTGGATCTCAAATGAATGGATTGCCCATCTTGTCTGAAAATCCTTGAGATAGCGATCACTTGAAATCAGGTTGCGAGATGAAGGACGTTTGAGAGTTGTGATCTTTGCGACTGCCTTGCCACCTTTGAAGGTTGTAACGGTGACTTTGCGTACTGCTGTTTTTTTAGCAGGTGCTTTGCGTGTCCTTGTCTTGCGTGCTGGTTTTGCTGCGGTTGACTTGGAAACGGTTGCGACTGGCATAAAATGATTGAATTCATTTGAACCCTTCCATTATAAACACAGATGCACCCATATAGACAATATCGTTACATAATGAAACAAAATTCTGGCTGACCTCGTGCCAATTATATTAGTGGCACACACTTTCCCTATTCTCACTCAAAATCGTTTATATTTAAAGAGTCAAACAAATCAAAGCATTTTATGAACGGTTGGAAAGATTACGAGACTTGGAACGTCGCTCTCTGGATTCAGAATACAGAGTGCCTTTACCGTCTCGCACTTGAGTGCTGTGGATTCACAGAATTCAAGAACGTAATGAAAAACGACTGTGGATTTTTTGAAACACGTGACGGTGTGAAATGGGATGACGCAGACTACTACGAAATCCAGTCCATGTTTAACGAAATGCACGCTGGCACAGATCTCAAATATTGGGGTATGGGTTAATGTCATTTTTTAAACACGTGCAACTGCATGAGTACGACATCACAGACAAGGGCATCTCTCAAGCATGTTATGATGAGATGAAACTCGAAGGGTATATATTACCTGAAGATGAGTTGAGAGTTCTCGCTGATTACAAGCGTGAACAGTTCAAAGATTACATGCGTCCCTTATTTGCATGATGCGTTACGACATTTATGATTTGCTCACGTTTAGAGAGCGTGAGCAGATTACCGACCTCTTAAGTGAGGCAGCAGCACGTGCTGACATTGTACTGGATGTATGGGAACCAATCATCCAAATAGAGACCAGTTGACAAACTGGCACACAGTTTCACCATTCTGTTCAAAAATGGTTTATATTTAAAATGTAATCAATCGAAGGTCTATGTCCACCCTACAAAACGAAGCAATCCTTGAAGGAATTTTTGACGACTGCTTAACCGAACTTGAAGCAAGGTTAAACAAGGGAGTCTACTCTGAGGATGAGATCGCAGACAAGGCAGCACGACTCGCAATCAAAAGATTTGAAGAGATGTGCCAATAGAATAACTGGACACCCTTACCTTACACGGTGAGGGTTTTTTGTTATACTTGTATTGTACCAACGAATTTCTATGATCCGACTTGAACTAACCATGGGACGCGATATCCCAGACAACGGCAAAGTCACCGACGCAATGATGGATGATTTTATCAGACGCGAAGTGATGCCACTCCTTGAGTACGGAACATTTATCGACGGTGAAGGATTTTGGAAGGGCAAGCGTGAGGACTGCAAGATTCTCTACGTTGAACTCCCAGACTCTGAGGTTGACGATATGCTGGTCAACTTTCACTGTATCGCAGCAGCATACAAAAAACAATTCAGACAGGATGCCGTGATGATCTCGCAAGTGCTTACGTACATGAGTTTGACTTGACATCCTACACTATGCCATACCTTCCCAGGATAGAAGGTATGGCAATTTTTAAACTGGCACTAACTGTCTTGCGACGTGCTTGTTATGTCCTATACTTACACTATACAGCAAATCATTCTATGCAATCATCAAAAAACACTATTCGCTATTGGATGCCATTCGACCAAGGTCAACCAAGGCATATAACGTTTAGCAGTTTTGCGAAAGCACAGGAGATGCTCGCATTTTATCAAGGTGCTGGCATTCGTTGTGAATTCACATTGAACCACGCATGATCAGAATTATTCTTGCTGGCGTGGTTATCGCAATCGGTGCGAATGTAGCACTTGCCATCCGTGACGCTCAATTGTGGGAGAACCTCGAACAGCGTAACGAACAAATTTGCAGAATCGACCCTAGTCTGTGCCAATCGGATTAGTGTCCACTAATGCCCCCACTTGGGGCATTTTCTGTTTATACTTAAGACATGAACAACAAAGAACTAAAATCATTCTACAACGGACAGGTCTTAATGAATGAGACCGCATCTAAAGATCCAGTTGTACGTGCTGCCCTTGACGCAATGGCAAAACGCAATTTTGAAACACTTGAAGTTCCCACTGGTGGGACTTGGTACATATCGGATCGCCACTAACGGCGACCCGATTTTTTTTATTGTTCAACTCTCTTTCTCTCTACATCATGCCAACAAGAACATCACTCCCTAAAGGTCATAAGTTTGGAAGCGTAGCAGATCCTTCACACTTACAACCTGGAAATTTAAAGTTCGCACCTGGTAGCATATACGTTTGGACATCAAAGGACAACGCCGTGACTAATGACAAGTCACAATACGTCGCTGTCAAAATTGGTCTTGCTGCTGGTGGCGAATCTGCTGCATGGGAAATCATGCAGGGGTCACGCACTAAACTCGCTGGTGATCAAATTATTATAGACATGCTTGCAGTGAATAATTGTGGTTGGTCCGAAGAGTGGATACATACCCTACTCCGTAAGCAAGGATATTCAACACTACATGGACATGACCATAAAGTGCCTGAGCGTTATAAGCATTTTTATTCAGAACAGGCAGGTGGCAATGAGTGGTTTGTAATGACACGTCCTATGCTAGACAAATTTATGACACGCCTTGCATTAAAATCATATGATAGACATGGCAAACCAGATGCATGGAAATCAGGTTGGGTGGGTGAGACTGCAAAGAATTCACCTGTTAAATTCAAATTGAATGCCATAGACCAACCAACAGCAGACATGGCAGGTCGCAGAGGTGGACCGATTAAAGAACAAAAATTGAAATTCATTTGGGATTATCGCACACTTACAGGATTTGCACCTGTCGGATGTGTCACCACAGATCCACAGTGGATCGCAACACGGTGAGCACGGACAGTGTTTTGGGGTGTGCGACCCCTACCCCCTTAGCCCGAGCGAAAATCCAAAAGAGCTAACCTACAAAAGTATCCAGACGACAGCTAAATAAATTTGAAAATGGTTTTTTTAAAACCATAAATTTGAAAAAAATTTCCGCGGTAAAAAATGACTGAAAAACCCGAACTAAACTATGAGCACATTCTGAATCACTTCGATGAGTTCTGTGATGAATTTGAGAGTCGAGCCGCAAACGCCTTCTTACGTGGAGATCAAAATGATGGAAGAGTTATTAGCAAATCAGAAGAAATTGGAACAGGCACTCCTGATGTTGTCAGAGAAGTGCCAAGAACAGGAGCAGAGGATATCCCAGCTCGAGCGGCCATCGTTAATGTACCGACGACCATCGTCGAGTGATTACGAAACCGTCTCTGATACTTTAGATTATTTGCACAATAACGTCGAGGGTCTGAAAGTGGACTTAGTAAAATTCGGAAATAGAATAAGGTAATGGCATTACAGATAGTACATCCAGGAACATTAGATTCGCCCACTCAAGATCCTAACTGTTTCTATAACCCTCTTGCATTAGGAGGTGCACCTGCACCTAATGTTGCTAGAACCACAGGAATTGGTAGAGTTGCTGGTGGTAAGATTTTTATCGAGAAAGCTCCGTTGTTAGCATATAACAGTGCTGC